TGATTAAACTCTGCTAACTTTTCTTGCTCAGTATTTCTGTTTGCATGTTGATCGGTAAGTCTCTGAATTTCCGATTCCAAATCCCTGACCTGTCGGTTACATCCAGAGATGAGAGTATGATTCTTAGAAATGCCATTATTGAGTTCAGTAATCTCCTTTGTTAGTTTTGTAAATTGATGCTCTCTTTCCTCTTCTTTTTGAATTGCGTCTTCCAGTTCCCTGTAACCAGTTTGCAACTCCTTTGCTTTAGTTTGAGCATCAGTAATTCTATTTACACGGAACTCCTCTTCTATATTCTGAGTGCAAGTAGGACATACCGTATGTTCTGTGAAAAACTTATGTTCTTTAGTAAGGGTTGCTACTTTATTAGACATTTTACCCTTAAGTGTGTTTAGTTTCTTTAACTTACCTTTCGCACCTGTTACATTTTCTTGCTCCCTAGTTAGATCAACAACATCATCTGATAACTGCTCATTTTGCATAACATAATCTTCTGCCTCACACAAAAGAGTATCAATCTTAGATCTCTTCTCATCCATTATTTGCTTACCTTGACTCTCTAACTCATTAATAAAGTTAGTTTGCATCTCAACTTTATCTTTTATATTATCTTTACTTAGATCTAAAGTCTTAATTTCGTCCTTCTGTCCTTTGATCTTATCCTTTATCAAGCTATTCATAGCAGAGAATATACGAATATCTAATAGATCTTCAATAACATCTCTACGGTTTGATCCTGACAGTTGCATAAAGGGAACAAAATTAGTGCTACCTAATATAACAATCTGAGTGAATGACTTATAATTCACCTTAAGGATATTTTCCTCAAGCATTTTTTGCATTACACGATCATCTGCCTCCTTATGCATAGGAGTTCCATCAACAACAATCTCAAATAAATTTGGTTTTATTCCTCTTCTTACTCTATATTGTTTTAAGTTAATTTCAAAATCAACCTCAACAAGACAATCCTTTTCATTTACACTATTTGCCAACTGTCCCTTATTGATTTTACGAAAGGGTTTATTAAACAAACTAAAAGTAAGGGCATCAAGCACAGTTGATTTCCCAGTTCCATTTGTCCCAATAATTAAGTTAGTATTATTATTTTGAAAATTAACTTCAGTAAACTGATTACCTGTACTAAGAAAGTTTTTCCATCTAATTTTCTGAAAAGTTATCATCTAATATCTTTGGTGGTATAACGATGTCATTAGGAGTAATCACAGCATACTTATAATTATAGCGTCTACAAGTAATAATTGCAAGGTTATCATCAACCTCGATAACATCCATCTCTTTATCTTCCTGACTTTCTAATAACCAAGCATATCTCTCAGCATCATCCTCTTTTTGAAATAAAAATAATACCTTTTCTCCATACTTATTCGCAACGGCATATGCACCGTCATCACCACGATCTTTTAAAGTAAGGAGATACATTACTCAACCTCACATGCCTCTGCATAGATTTTCTGTAGTATACCCTTAATTATATTCTTATCACATTCAAAATCAGAATCATCAATATATCGATTCAAAGTGCTCATAGTATTCTCATCTTCTTCTGCTATAAAGTCTTCACTCTCATTAAGAACATAATTTTCTATAATCTTTAATTCTAATATTCCAGTAGAGTATAATTTATCTATAAATTTTTCAAACAGTTTCTGGTCGGTTTTCTTCCGTACAATAACTTTTACAATTTTATCCTTTAATTCTTTAGTATTGAATAACTTATAGTTATGATCCTCATAATAAATTTTATAGAATAATCTATGTGGATTATTAATTGGTGTTTGTTCTAGAGTTTCAGTATCAAATATAGTAAATCCTCTAAGATCCTGACAATCATTCCAGAACATCTCATATGGATTACCAAGATAATAAATGTTACCAACATTAGATCTTGTATGATAATGACCCGAATAAACTTTCTTAAATTTCTTAAATGGATCCATATCCATACCATGATCCATTACATGACCAGCAGTAGCAACAAATCCATTTAACTCAAGATGTCCCATAGCAACAGATGCTTTTGACTTCTTAATGAGTCCAAGACTCATCTCCTTGTTTTCTTCATTAATCCAAGGCACAAGAAGAATATTACATCCACCTACTTCAATAGAAGTTGTTTCTGAATAGGTTGTTATATTAGTATATTCTTTTAATAATAGATCTATAGTATTAACTTCATTAGTATCTTTATAATATGCAGTATGATTACCAACTATACTATGAAGTGTTATTCCCATTTCTTGGAGCCTATCAAAGTAAGTCTCCTTTGCCCAATCAATAGACCATAAATCTATAGATCTACGATTATCGAATGTGTCACCCATATCAATGACAGTATCGATTTTGTGTTCTTCCAAATATGGGAAAAAAACATTATCGTAAAACTTTTTGAAATACGCATGAAATTCTTTGGATCCTTTCCTAGCACCAAAGTGCTGATCCGTTATTATCGCTATCTTCATCTATTACCAGACTTGTACTGAATATTATCCTTAATGGTATTGTAATCAGAACTAGAAGCAGTGAGTGCTCCATCGTCAACCATCATTACTTCATCGTAACCTGTTTTTTCGATAATCTTCGTCTTAATCTCAAGTTGCTTCTTCTCTTTCTGGATTCTCCTAAGAAAAGCATAATGAATGATCTGCGTAAAGTAAGCAAAAGGATTTTTGGATTTATTAGGATCAAAATTATGTATGTACTGAACGCAATTTTCGATTCCATCTGATATCATATCATCCCTGAACATATAGTTCACGAAATTTGGTTTATAAGATAAATGGGTAGCAATCTTTAGAAAGCAAGATCCAAGATAATTACTAATTCTAGGTTTAGGTAAATCCTTGGTTTTTGCTACAGCAACTTCAGCACGATAATCTATTAACGCTGCTAAGAGTTCTTTATTATTTACATAATGCTCTGATTTCTTCTTAGCCATAACATTAACATATCCCGTTTAATAATTGTTTATATTATAACATTATTTACCCGACTTGACAAGGTAACATAATATCAGTACAATACCCTTTGTAAGGGGTGAAGAGATAATATTAAGTTTCTTTATTAAGCTTATATAATTCTTCTAAAAGCTTACGAGATTTTTCTACTGTAGATATATAACCCATCTGTTCGTTAATTTTTACTTTACCGTCTAATTCAAAATCCAAACCATCTTCTTCTAGGTATCTAGTGTAAAATTCAATTAACTTTTTATCTTTTACTTGAGACATAGTAATAATTCTATCATAAGAAATTACATACATATCTTCATCTGCTAATTCTAACCAAGGTTTTACTTTCACATACTGCCCGTGAGCGTGTGATAATACTTTCATAGTAACTGGAGTTTGAACTAAAACAACTGGATTGCCATGATCATTTTCTTCTACAGAAATCAACGCAAAGATTTCTTCTCCAGTTATTAATTTTATTACTCCGTGAAACTCTTCTCCCATTATTTCTTAAGCGGTATATTTACAATATCATAATTAAAGTTTTCTTCATTATAAATTTTAATTCTTTCAATCAAGTGATTTAATGTATAATTCTTTTTAGATTTACTACTAATATCATCGGCTATGTCATATAAAGTAGCTTTGGTTTTTTGATTGCCTTTTCTAAGAACTCTCCCAATTGATTGCAAATTTCTGATTCTCGATTTAGATGGAGAAGCAAATATTATGTTGTGTAAATTTTTGATATTAATCCCAGTCGAGAAGGTTCCGTAGGATGCAACGATAATCGCATTATTCTCCTGCTCAGTGATTTCTCGAACTTTCTCTCGGTCTTGGGTGTCCACTCCACCATGAACAAAAAAGACATTTCTTTCCTCCACAACATTATTATTTATCATCTCATAAAGAGGTTCACCGTGTGCTTCTACTCTGGCAAATAGAATAAGAGTATTACCTTTAAGATCTAAAGCAAGATTACGAATTAAGCGATTTCTCTTTTCATGACCAATAATATACTGAACTTCATCTTCAAAGCATTCAAATTTATTCGGTGGGTGTTTCAATAGAAGCACGTTAATGTCTAATGTAGCAAGATGACCTTTCTTCATTAGTTCATCAGTTTTAATAATTTTATAAGAAGGTCCAAATAATCCTTCTAAAACCCACTTATGAGTTTCTGATCCATCTAAAGTTCCCGTAAATCCATAACGATATTTGGCATTACCTAATTTAGTCATTATAGATATAAGTGACTTTGATTTAAACTGGTGAGCTTCATCTCCAACCACAGTTGAGAATCTCTCAAAATATTTACGGGGGAGTTTGTAGATTGATTGCCAGGTAGTAATTATAACTTGAGAATCTGTTTCTCTTTCTCTTCCAGCATATATCTTGTGACAATATGAACCAACATCCCATCCATAGTCTGCAAAGTCTTTATACATTTGCTCTACAAGGGAAGTCGTTGGAACAACTATCAGAGTATTTTTCTTTTTTTCAACGAAATATCTCACAATCGAATATATCATCAGCGACTTTCCTGAAGCAGTTGGAGATATCAATAGTTTTCTATTATGTCTTAAAGCGTCGTATACTCCATCAATCTGATAATCTCTAGGTTTGTGCTTAGAGATAGCAGTCATATAATCTTTTACACCTTCCTTTGAGATCTTGTCGTTTACTTCAAAAGGAAGTCCATAATGT